TTTGTAGTTTACGATCGCCCCGTAGGGCGACCGCTCTACAGTTAGATTAATTTAATCTTTTTTCTATATTTGCATATATTTCCATACCTTCATCAGTTTTAAACCAAGCGGCTAAAGCCGAGTAAGGATGTTCGTCAAAAGGAACGTTCATTAATTTTCTATCATTAGAACCCCATGAAAAAGTTCTTTGATCAGGAGATAATTTTAATATTCCCATTTCAGTTGCTTTAATACCAAAATTTCTAAGCACTATATTCTCATCACTAACTAAATCTAAAAACAAAGCTGGGTTTTTCTTAGCGAATAGTAATAAATCTCTTTTAAGTTCCTTAGAACTCATTTCTGATACCTTAGAACCAATCTCTACACGCATGATCGCTTCTGCTGTGTCAATATCTAGATTTTTAGCAGTCATTAACGCTTCAACTTCTACTTCTAATATTTCCATTTGAGTAATAGCGTTTTTAATTGGTGTGTATTCTTGGTAAAGTTTGTTTTTATGAGGGTGGTATAAAGAAAGTAATTTTTGTAATACAACCTTTTCTTTTGGAACCAATAAGTTTCCTCCTCTAAAAATAATATGTTCTAACCTTTGGTCTCCTTTCATTTCATCAACGAAACAAGTTTTTTGATTTTCACAATATTTTAACTCTCTTTCAAAACCTTTTTCTTCATCAAACCAATATATATTAGCAGTTTTAATTTTATAAGACAAAGGTTTCTGATTGTTTTTTAAAAAATAAGTTCTATCTTTTATTTCCCACCCGTCTTCTGCTTTTTTATAACTTGGTTCTTTTCTTGTTACTTTTTTTTGTTCTACAACTTCAACAGTTTCTATTGTTGTTGTTTCTTTTTTTGTTTCTTGTTTTTTTGCCATAATATAATATATAATAAAATTAATAAAAATAAAAGGGAGTGGAGACTAAGCTCCACCCTCTTTTAATATAATAAATGCTTATTTCATTAACATGAAATTGTTAGCACCTTGAGTAATTAAACATCTTTCAGATAGCATGTGTATTTCCATTGCATCTAAAGCAGATGTAGCAGCTCCAACAGAACCAGTAACCCAAGTTTTTAACTTTCTGTTATCAGTTTGTGAAGCTCTATATCTAACGTGTAAGAAAGGACGTCTCATGTTTTTACCTAATTGTTGGTCATAAACAGTTGAAGTTCCAGCTGGCACAATAACACCTCTAACAGCGTTAACTGTATCTCTAGAATTAATACCACCTCTAGTTGCTTTATCATTTAAGTATCTAAAGTCAGATTTGTAGAAATCGTAAGAACCTCTTCTGAAACCAGAGAAACCTAAGTTTAATGCCATATCTTCTGAGTTGTTAAATACTCCGTAAGAAGTACCACCAGCCCCGTAAGAATTCATAGAAGCTAACATATCATCCATTGCTAGAGACGTGCCTCTATTTACGAACATCATGTTTTCTTCAATAGCACCTTGAGAGTCAAACTCAGCTAAAATAGCGTCAAATTCAGCTAAATCAGTAGCAGCATTAACACCAGTAACACCAGTAGTTATATTACCTCTGTCAGATATAGCGTCAAATAAACCTTGAGTTCCCCAACTACCATCGTCAGCAGTATCAGTACCACCTAAGAAGTTATCAACTTCAGAGTTAGCGTTAGTTACTTTAATAGATTCAAGCATTGCCATTTCTAATTGATCAGTAAATCTCATTCTCGTTTCAGACTCAGCTTTTAAGTACCACAAGTACCCAGAAGTTCCATCTTCTTGAGAAATCTCAACCCAACCAACTCTAGAAGCATCAGAGCCAGAAACACTATAGTAGTCTTTCATTATAATTGGCTTATTGCTAAAAGATTTAAACTGAGGCTCGTTTGATTGACGGAATCCTACTTGATCAACAAGTCTAGAGTGAGTGTTTCCAGTAGCTAAGTCATCTTTTAAGTAAGACATACCTTTACCATACTCAGAACCTACAACTAAAACAGTACAAGTTCCAGTTCCAAAACCTACATCAGTTAATCTACCACCAGAAGCAGTAGCGTTATAAGGAGCCACGTCTATGTCGTCAGCTGTTACACCGGTAACTAAACACATTGCCGTAGTCCCAGCTTCAGCAACTAAAAGTAAGTCATTAACTCTAATACCGTGATCAATAGCAGAAGTAGAAGTTGCAACGCCATCAATATTACTATCGATTTCAATCACACCACCTGGCTCTGTACCATTCACAGCTTGAGCTGTATTACTTTTAATGTTTCCTATATAAGATAGATGTAATCTACCTTGTTCAGACCAAACTACTTGATCAGCAGTCATAGCCTCTTCGGCACTTACTTGAGCAAGAAAACCTGAAATTGTTCTGTTTCCAAAAACTTCAGCTTCTTTCTCCATTAAGTCCGGTACATATTGTTGCGCCCAGTCCGTAGACCCTGACGCTAAATCTAGATAATTTGAAGCAAACGTTGCCTTAGTTGGTGCTGGTACGCTATTCAAATTACCTCCTGGATTTGATATTGCCATTTTTTTTAATTTTTAAATTGTTAATTTTTGTTTTTAATTTTAAATTTAAAATCATTAGAGTTATCACCAAGCACTTTTACTTTTATACCACCAGCTTCAACAACACCAGAGTGTTCTTGACGTGGATCCATATTTACATTTTTAGACTTAGCTATACTATTTTTTAAAGCATCGGTCTTACCTTGTTCGTAAAAATGTTTTGCAATAGCATCAGGATTCATAGCTGTAAATAAAGATTTATGATAACCTTTAGCATCTTCCATTTCATTGTTTTTGTTCAAAAACTTTTTGACAAAATTATTAATGTCGCTTTGGATTTCTTTTAAACCGTTCGTATCTTTTACATTATATCTAAATCTTTTCTCTCCAACATTATATTCAAAACCTTTGAAATTTTTATTGAATAATTGATTAGTTTTATTTAAAAAAGTACGAGTTTGCTGCTCAACAACTTCCTGCTGTTCTTCTGATTCTTTGTTGTATCTATTGAAAAAATCAATAGCTTTCTGTTGATCATTTGTCAACTTACTTCCAGCTTTAATTTCTTCGTAATATTTGGACTTTGCACCGTCCAGGTGTTGCTTTGCTTGAGCAACTTGCTCTTTCAAAGCTAATTTTTTTCTTCTAATATCTTTATCTTCATCAACATCCTCATCATAAGAAAAATAGTCGTCCATCATAAAGTCTATTTCTTCTTCGTTTAAATGAGGTTTTGATTGTTTGTAATATTCTTTTAGTAACGATAAATTATCTAATTCAGAATAATCTTTGTTTAACTTAACATAATCTTCTAAGCTACCACCAGTATCCTCCATGAAGTCAACAAGTTTTTGTATGTTTTCTGGTAACGCTTTTCCAGTTTCTATAGATTCAGCTATAGCATCTTCAGCTTTTTCAGTTAAATCTTCAACTTGTTCTTTTACTTCTTCTTCAGTTATTTCCTCTACAACTGGAGTCTCTTGTGCTTCTGTTTCCGGTTGTACTTCTTCTTGTTCTTGTGCGGTTCCGGTGTCTTCAACGACCTCAACCACTCTTTCGTCGTCAGTGTTATCGTTTGTAACTTCTTCTTTGGTTTCATCTTCTGGTTTTTTATTTAAGTCAACTTTAGTAACATTGTCGTCTTCTTTACTTTTAAAATCACCAAAATCGACCTTAGTTGTATTGTCATCTTGTTTTTGTTCCACAACCTCTTCAGTTGTAGTTTCTTTTTTCTTTGCCATAATAAAATATTATATAATTAATAAAATTGTTTACTTAGGTTCAAACATACCTAATCCAAACCCACCTCCCATTATATCATTACCTGCTGACTCAAAGTTTTTAGGTGGTTTTTCATTTTTTCTCTGATCTATAAGTTCAGATTGTTGAGACGCTTGAATCCTTGTTCTTTGATCTTTACGATCTTCTTTTTCTGTGTCTTTACGATTTAAAGATTCTGAATCCACTTGCCTTAACTGCATATTGTATTCAAATTCTTTTTGCATTAAAGCCATTTTTAATTCTCCTTCAGCTTGCATTTTTTGCATTTCTAATTGAGCCTCTACTTGAGCTAGTTGAGATTTTGACTCTGTAATAGCTTGGTTTTTTTGCATCTCTGTTTGTGCTGCTACCTGTTGAGCTTGCGCGTTAGCCTGTGCTTGCACTTGTATATTTTCTTGTTGCATTCTTTGGTCTCTTGCTATTTTTTCTTTTCTTCTTACTTTTAGTAATTGATTAGCAAGTTTTAAACTTCTTATTTCTCTAATGTCAATAGCATCTTCAAGCTCTATATTTTGTTGCGCTAGCGCCACTTGTATATTGTTTTCTAATAACGCTTTTTCTTCTTCGTCAGGTGTTAATTCTATAAATATACCAAAATCATAAAGATGTAAATGTTGCAGCTCTTCTAACGTAGCAACATTATGCGCTCCCACTGATTGTATAAAAGCTTCTTTTGTAGGTGAGTATTCTATAATATCAGATATTCTAAGTGATAATTGTTCAGCTGTTTCAGAGGTTAAAAATAAACCAGCTTGTAATATATGCCTTGTAGCTGTATTACTATTTGCCGCGGCCATTTTCTGTATACCAACTAAAGCGTTTTTGTCTGGTGTAGAACCGTCTCTAGCTTCATTTAACCCCGTTACATCTCTAATCATTTGTAGATAGTAATTGTAATTACCAATAAGAGCTTGCATCTTTTGACCCCCTGCTCCAGATGTTATTTCTTGAATAGGTACTTTACCAGGGTTCATATCACCTTCACTTGTAAAGCTTCTACCAATTACAGATCCAGTTTGGAAGAACATGTTTAATGCTTCCTGTGGATTATAATTTGTGCCATTACCTAAATCTACTTCGGCTAAACCATCTGCATCTAAATAAACACCGTCTGGAACCATACGTGACATTACTTGTTGCAGTTTTAAATGTGTTAATTGTATCATGTCTGCAAAACCTGTAATACGTTTTACTAATGAGTCAATTTTACCTTTATACATTCTAGGAGCTACTATACTGTAATTCATTTTTACTTTAGTATAGTCACTTTTAGGTCGCATCATGTTTTTTGCCATGCCCCAATCTAAAAGCTTATTTGTACCTACAACCATTGCTCCTTCGTATAAAACCTCTATAACCCTGTCTAATCTGGAAAAACCTCCCTCCATATTTTCTGGTGGATTAAAACTATCATCTTTCTCTATAGCTTTATCAGCTCCAGTAGAAGTTTCTTTTATTTTATAAACTTCGTTCATGTATGTTTTATAATTAAAATATAAAACTTGAACTTTGTTTTGATCGTGTTCTTTATGATTATAGTTGTAGTTGCCCTTTGTATAAGATGATGACGTTTGTTTTATTTCTTCTAGATCTGATTGATCTAAATGGGGAAATTGTTTTGCTAGCTCGTTAATAGGTATTGTTTTTATTTCTCCAACATAATATATGTCGTCAAAATAAGGAGAGTCTGTATAAGAATATACTAATTTAGCTGGATCAACGTAATCTATAGTTACGCCTTCTGATGTTGTAAAGTTTGTTTTAGTTGCACCTATACCTAAAACAGTAAGATCTTGATAAAATCTTTTTCTAATTAACTCGTAGTTATTACCATCCATCAAAACATTTAACGCTTGTTCTTCTGCTAATTCAACAGACTGCTTATAAGACAACTGCATGTGTAACGCCAGTTCTTCTTCGTTTCCAGGTAAGGTATCTGGTTCGTTTTGAGCTAAGTTTATACCAAAACTTTCGTTTGTAAACTCATCAAAGCTTTTCATTCTCATGTCTTCTATTATAGACTCCATGTATGCAGTTCTTTTAGAAACCCCATAAGGATCTTGAGAATATGCTTTTACACTATAAGTTCTTTCAGATATACCATTAACAACTATATCCACAAACTTAGATATAATAGGTACTGGTTTCCAGTCTAAATTAAGATAAGATAAATCTCCGTTTATAGATAGTTCGTCTTTATATTTTTTTATTGATTGTTCTCCACGCGCGTACAATCTTAACTCGTGAAAATTTCTATAATTATTATCGTAACGCGTGTGACTCATATCATTGCCAAACCACTCAAACTCTATAGCTTTTGCTACTTTTAAACCATAGTCGTAACTCAATTTCTCTGCATCACTTACAACTTGACTAGGAAAATAATTATTTACCGCGGTGTATGTCATATTATTTTATTAATTTTGAAGCGCTACCAGTATTAGAATACTTAGCGATATTTATATTAAGTTTTGGTTTTTCTACCTTTGCGTTTGGAGCATATAAATGTCTATTACAAGCCATTATTGCTAAACCACTACTAATCGTGGCGTCAAAATTTGTTCTTTTGTTTATATCAAATCTAGACCAATCATTTAAAGTTTTGTTAAAATATATGTTT